GTCAACTTCAGGTTTTGTTAATTCATAAAAATCATCATCTGGTACTAATACAGTTTCTTCTAACGGCTTAGTAAATTCATAATATACAAATTGAGAAGTAAATACTTCGTCTTGATCTAATGGAGGACTCTTAATAATTGTTCTATCAAATGTAGATTCTGAAGTTTGAATAACATCTTTAAATCCAGTTCTAAAGAGAGTAGCAAGTAGTGCAATAACACCTGATGCATCAAGCTCATTAGTAATTTCAAATTCACCAAACATTACCATACCACTTGGGTGAATGGTTTGTTTTACTAGTCCCTCATATGTCGAGAATTGTTCATCAGTTTTAATGACATACGAGAACTGCTGATAATAGAAATTATCTTGAAGGTAAATATCATCAGATAAGAAACCTTTATTTGTAGAATAAGAACCAGCGTATCTTGAGACCGGAGTATTTTTAAATGATACAATAGCACGGTTCGGATATAGCGATTGAAGTGTAGTTAAAGTTTCAGCATCTGACTCAGTTAAGTCTTGTTGATTTACATTAGTATTTTCAATTCCTTGAGCGCCGATTGTGCTTACAGCTCTCTGACCTTCAAGATAAACTTCTGCAAAATAAGGCTGAACATCAGATGTATACGGATTAATCTCTAAGTATAGAAACTCAGAAGAAGATACTTGATCGTTAAGAGATCCAGTATAAGTATCTGTATTACTATCAAATGAGAAGCTATAATCAAATCCAACTGGAACAAGTTGAGAAGTAAAGTCTTCAGGATAACCTACACCAAAAGATAAGAACTCAAGTCCAGTAATACCACCGCTTACATTAACAGAAGTAACTTTAATTTTTGTACCAATTGCTTGGCCATGAACAACATCAAGCAACTGGCCAACTTTAAATTTTTGACCTGGATAATCAATTTTGAATCCAGATAAAGAATTAATAACAGTACCTGTTACTCCACTAGAAGTAAAAGTAGCATTATTAAGAATATTACCAACAAAGAAACGAGATACGACAAGCTCGTAAATGCCTTCTTGATAATGCCTAACACGTTCTACTTCAACTTTAACAGTAGAGCCATCTGTATTTACAATGTCAACAAATGTATTAACAAGATCAAATGGTACACCAGCAGATATATCAGTAAATAAAGAAGTTTGTTGAACCCATCTACCATCAGAAGCAACGAGAATTTGCTCTTTTGGTAGAGAAATTTCTACGTTTTTATTAAAAAGTAATCTAAATAATAGTTTAAATGAATCAATAGAACCTTTAGCTCTATAAAATTCTCCAATATGTTTATATAAATTTACTTTATTAGCTTCAAGCTGAGTGGCCATTCCATAGCCAAGCTCTTTGCGAACCATGTCAATATATGCGTCAACAGCATCGTCCAAATCTCTGTTTTGAACAATTGTATTAATTACTTGAGTAGGCTCTTGATCTTGATTAAGGAACTTATAGTATTCCTTTAAGAACTCAATTAGAGCTTGAGAGTCACCTACTAATTGCTGAGGAATTAATTGCTCAACACTAGGGCTTTCTATATTTGTTTTATTATCAGCCATGAGACCCTATTAATGCCTTGGGAATGTTGTGTAATTCGCAGCACCACCAGAGCCCTGCGTTGCAATAGTATCTATTTCACCAGTTACTTCAATAGCGTCTTCAGCATCATCTAGCTCAATCGCTACAAGCTGGTTAAATTTTGGAGCAATATCGTTTGAATCGGCTTTAGCGTATATTTTTATTACTGCTGTTGAAGCAATATTTAAACTAAGACTAATTGTTCCAGCTGTTGGGTTTACAGTTCCAGCATTAGCAATTATTACATTTCCAGTTGCGGCAGATACAACTTGAACTTGTCTATTAGTAGATCCTGCAATTGCAATATCAGTAAATGTACCTTCAGTACCAAGAGAATCTGTGTGGAATGTATTAGAACTAATAATTGATTCGTCTGAATCAGACAAATACATTGGAGCCGAAAATTTAATATTATATGAAGACACAACTCCAGCAATTGGGAATATATGCTTATGCATTTTTAATCTTATTGTAGAATTCAAAATACCTTGATCAGTATCGTCGATAAGACGTAGTACTTGCGACTGTCTAAATACACCATCAAATTTTTTCAATGTTGTATTATTATAATTTGTAATAACTTGTCGAACTGCTGTTTCTAGTTGTGTTTTGGTTCTAGAAGTATCATTAGGATTATATTTAAAAAACGCTTCAATATTCAAATAAGTATAGTCTGGATCTACAACTTCGGCTGTAACTGATCCAACGTTTTTATTTGTTAAATATCTTTCAATACCATTTTTAGTAGAATCAGTTAATACTTCGCCAGTTGTAGGTTTAATTGAAACATATACTTTACCATAAACTGGTGGAACCGCAGTTTCTCCACCCCAGACAGCAATATCGTCAATATAGTCAAATTCGGCTAGTAAGATACTACGATAATCTTCGGAAGTAACAGCTCTATCTTGAGCAGCAAATAACTTGGGTGCATTAAATTTAATAGAGTCAATTGTTTCTTTTTCTGCACCAGAAATTGTTTTAACAAATCCACTTATAGTCTCTACTAAAATAGATGATTGTCCACCAATTAACGAATTAGCTGAAAATGTTTTTGCACCGTTTCCTTCTAAGCCACCAGTAGAAATATAAGTTAATTCAACAATTTGCCCAGTTGTTGGTTGGTATCCTAAGACTCCATCGCCAAAATAAAACTCGTACTGGCCATTACCATTTTCTTGTAAAAAGTAAACTTTGGATTCGTCGTTCACTTGCAATATGTTATTAAAGTGAGTATATGTTGTATAGTCGTTTGAAGTCAAAGAACTGCGAACTCTAACAAGCATAGTTGATGTATCCACATTTGGATCAGCAATTCTAAATTTTTGAAATTCTTCTTTATTATCTACTCGATATGTGAGATTAACAAGTTTACCCTCATATGCATGAACTTCATTAAAAACGTATTGATTATTAAACTGGCTCTTAACAGCATTGAATGCTGCATTAGTAACAAATGTATAAGTATTAGATCCAATTTGACCTGTAAAATTATATCCCTTTGGAATAGAAACATTCGTAGGAGAATCTGCATCGCCAGTTACTGTAACTTTTAATTTTGTTTGAGCTGCTGTTCTCGACTTTGGAATATAACCTAAGTTCTTAGCATGTGATACAGCATTAGATCTTACTTGAGCTGAATCTAAGAACGCTTCATTCATAGACATATGAGCAAGAAGCGCATTATACTGAGTATTATAAGAAAGAACATCTAATAAGACATTCATCCCTGCACCATCAAAATCATAATCGTTGAATTTGTCTTGAGAACTTAAAAAGACTTTCAAATTGGTTTTAATCTGATCGAAATCAAGTTCTGTTACGTTCTTAATTTGTGCCATTTATCGAGTTCTCTCTAAAAATAATTCAACATCGATTTCTTGTTGTGTTGATATTAAGATACACGATACTGAAACAAATAAGGCATTAGCATCGGTGTTGTCTTGAATTTTAACTTCTGACGTAATTACTCTTGGTTCATATAATCCCAATGCGTCTTTAATTTCGTCTTCTAAAAATGATAATGTAATTGGATCTGGTTGTTCAAAAAGGTAACCACTAATGTTACAACCAAAGTTTGGCTGAAATGGTCTTTCACCTTTATTTGTTAATAGAATAGTGCGAATAGAATTTTTAATCGCTGCAATATCTTTTAATGGTACCACATCACCAAAATTCGGATGAGGCTTAAAGCGTAAATCCAAATCAGTGTATGGCTTTACTCGGGCCATAACTTTAGCAGTTACCCCGACTCTATTTGAATTTGCGTCTGATAGAATTTCTGTACTCATGCTATTATTTATACCTTATCCACCGATGTTTACGCTACCAACGCCATTAGCTCCACTACTTCCACAAGAAATAGCATCACCATTTCTATGAACAGGTTGACCATTTACCTTTACAGTAGATGATCCTGCTGCAGCTGAAGCACCATGTGGTGGA